GTTTGACCCAACTCCTAGTTCAACATCATATTCAGATCCACTTCTACTTCAATTGCACCTTCTTCGATAGCTACGTCTTCAACTATAACTTCAGCAGTTTCTCCAACAACGCCTTCTTCGTCATATGCAAAAATAGCAACTTTTGGATATGACGAAAAAGGCGTTTGGAACTGTTGCATTTACAGTTATTACTTTAGTTTCGGTAATAGCACTAAAGGGGGCAGCTTTTAGATATATAAAAAAGCCCTGAAACCCGCATGAAATCAAGGGTTCAGGCCATTGTTAACTTTGCATTGTAGTCCCGGTTTATATCATTAGTACCATTGTGCATACTGATAGGTTTTACAAGCTTATTATTCATAAAGGTTCTCTAATAGATAAGTTGTTATTGTAGTGAATATGCAATGCTTTTTTCATATAAAACTTCCGGATCAATGTCCGCTTGGTTACACCATTCAATACTGTCAAAACTAACTCTGACGGATTTAAATTTCTTCTCATCTTTCAACTCTTTAAAAATACCTTTATCTAAATAGGGTTTCATATCAAATATTCTCTTTTCACCATTCTCAAAAGTTAAAAGCAACTGATAATCACTCAAAGGTTCTACTCCTGTAACAGCTAAATACATAAATCTACACCTCCTATTTAAGTGGCTCGATTTTAAAAGGAAGTTCGCCATTCATTGCTAAAGTCCAGTTTGCTAATAATTCTTCCTGTCTTAGTTCAGCCCATGCCAAAACTAGCTTGAGCTGTTTCTTTGGTAGATTCCCTTCCTTTAGTTCACAAGTATTTATATCAATTATTGCCTTATATTCTCCGTAATAAGCATGGAAGTGTGGTGGGTTGTGTTCTCCTGGAGCACAAAACATTCTAATAATTATTCCGTAAAACATACTTATAGTTGGCACATAATCACTCTTTTCATAAAAACATATAACTATACAATTTTAGTATATCACGTGGCCAATTTTTCTTCAATAACTTACTGATTTTTTAGCAGAGTTTCAATCTCCCTCTTAAACCCGTACTTCTGCAGGTATTCCACCAGGGCCGCTTCCACGATTTCTCTTTGGGTAACATTCTTTTCCTTGCTGAATTCTCCTGTCAACTTAGCAATCATATCGCTCATGTAAATTGCCTTAGTTCTTACAAGACCTGGAACGGCATACCTCGGTATTTTACCATCCTCTCTGACGCCAGATATGAGCTGGTATATATCATCCCGTTTTTCATACAAAAAGCGGATGAAGGGAAGGTATTCCTCTATCCTCTCCGGCGTCTTCCCGCCCGTTAGTTGGGCCATTGTCTCTGGCGGTGGACCTTCTTCATCCTCCACCTTTCCTACCTTTTTAACATAGTTATTTTTATAAACGTTCCACTCATAGCCTTTATTTTTCATATACTCAGCCATTTCCTTGTGGTCTTTAAATCCTTCTTGCTTGGCTACCACCTTGGGGTCTACATTCTCTTCTTCAAAAGCGGTGATAATACTGACAACCTTCCCTGGCGCATAACTTTTGGGATCTCGGTTTAATTTTTGCACTCTATTCTGGGCTGGGATGTATTGGCCTTCCCGGCTGTCATATACGAAGTTTTTCCTTCTCATATACATATCAAGACTCTTCCAATTCTTGTACTTTAGTTCCGCAGCCACCTCATCGCGGGTCTTGAACTTTAACATCTCCAGGATTTTCTTGACCTTGGCATCATAAATAGGTTTTTTATCACTCACGGTTTTCTCCCCCTTTACAAAAGATTAACAGTTTCGCTGAGTTTATTTGTGTCCTGGTGCAGGTATCTGGTGGTCACCGCCAGGCTGGCATGGCCCAGAAGTTTCTGGATACTGACTACTGAAGCTCCTTTTTCCAATAAATTAGTACCAAAGGAGTGCCTCAACACATGGGCACTGATATTTTTTTCCCAGCCCAGCTTATGTGCAGCATCATGGATGCAGCGATTAATATAGCTGCTGGAGACCTTGCCGGTTCTGGCTATGGCAAAGAAGCGGTCTGAATCTGCTTCCCTAATGTGTTTTAGATAATGGGTTAAAATGCCATGTAGCTTATTGTTAATCGGTACATCCCTGTCTTTTTTGCCCTTGCCTTCAATGATGTGCAGCACTTTGTTTTCCAGGTCCACATCCTCCATTTTTAAATTAATAATCTCGGACATTCTGCCGCCGGTATAAAACATAGTCTGTACCACGGTGCGAACAACAGGGTGAGTTATAGCTTTGACAAGGTCCTCAAATTCTTCCTCGGTAATATAAGTTCTTTCCTTTTGCTTGACCTTTACCGGTTCCAAAAGATTAGCCAGGTTCTTGGTACAAATGTCTTTTTTGCAGCAATAGTTGTAAAAGCTTCTTAAAATGTACAAAGAGCGGCTTCTACTGGCAGAGGCAATTCCCCTTTCCTTTTCATGCAGCAGGTAATCCTCAATGTCCTGCAATTTAATATCTTCCACATAAACCGGGCAGTTGTGCTTTACAGTTAAAAAATTATTAAAATTCTTCAGTTCCATGGTATAGCCCCGAATGGTTTCTTGAGACCTGTCAATAAGCTCCATGTGCTTGGCAAAACTCTTAATTGCTTGATTTAACAGCATTTTTCTCCCTCCCTCTTGATTGGTTAGTAGCATATTAAAATTACTTTGGGCGGTTATCAAGTTATATCTCACTAATAATTACCCTTTGCTTTACTAAGAAAAGTTAAGGATTTTAGAGTTAAAAAAAGAAGCCCTGGACAGTTTTTTCGTCCAAGGCTGTGAGTTTTATCTTCAAGGTGGTGGGTTTTTCTGCAATATTAAAGCCGCAACCCTTTCAATTAAGGTAGCGGCATAGGCTCCGTTTACAGTTTTTCCTTCCCTGGCATTTTCTTGCCAGTATTCAGGTGTATTAATAATCCCCTTGGTTACTAAGACATCCAAGGCTTCTGCCAGCTTGTCTCTGGGTTGTTCGGTTAAGGACTTTTTAAAGATATGCCACCTGGCCCAATTGTTATCCCGCATAGTGCCGGGGCAGGTTTTCCGGCTGGCGTCATAGTGCCTGACCACCCTTTCCGGTGGAATGGAATATTTGTTCATGTGGTATTTTACCAGTTCAACCGTGTTGGCGACTGCATTTTCATAATCACCATCAGCATTAATGCAAATTTCCACCCCTATGGAATTTTGATTGGTAATGCCATATTTCCCCCGACCATCGCCGCAGTGCCAGGAAGCCCGGGAGTCTTCCACCAGCTGAAGAATCTGTTTATCATCTACAAAGTAATGGGCTGAGGCTTGCCGGTCCCCGCCGTTAAAATACCTGTAGTGTGCCTCAGCATCAGCTCCCACCCGTGGATTTCCGGTATCGTGGATGACAATATAATTGATAGACTTGCTGTTCCTACTGGAGTGGTTGTATTTAATTAGCTTCTTATTTATCGGCAGCATGCTATTCCTCCTATCTTTTGTCTTCTTTCAGGTTAAGGAGTATCGACTTTAACTTCTCCGGTACTGGCAGCCCAACCCTGGCGGCGTTTTCCATAATGCTTAAGCCTTCATTGGACAAGTAGAAAAAGATAACAGCAGTTCTAACTGCACTGCCTTTTTCCAAGAGATAGCAATCGATAATGTGACCAACGCCCACCAGGGCAAAAATGATTACTTTTTTAAAAATCCCCCGAAAGCCAATCTCGCTGGAAAGCTTCTTTTCAACAACTGCCATCATCAGGCCGGTAATGTAATCAATGGACACAAAGGCTACCAGGGCTAAAACTAAACCGTCATAGCCACCCAAAAACCAGCCAATATAACCGCCAATAGCGGCAAAGGCAAACTGCAAATTGTTAATCAAATCTTTCATTCAATCACCCTTCTTTCATAAAAAAAATAGACACCTGTAAAAGATGTCCTTACCGTGTACTCTCTGTTTTGAACTCCTGCAGGGCTATCTTTAATTTCCGGGCTAGGGTAGGGAGGCTGTGGCCAAAGATAACATTGAGTTTAAAGCCACCGGCTTCATATATTTCTTCCACTTCTGTAATCCGGCTGTCCATGGTCAGGCTCCAGGCTTTGTTTTGCACTGTCACCACATCGCCCACATCCCAGTCTTTTTCGTATTGAAATGGCCCCTGGGTTAATATCTCAGACTGAAAAAATAGGGTCCTCTGGTGTTCAGCCAATATGCTCTCTCCCCGGACCGGTAAGTCAGAGGTGTTTTCAATATCCCTCGCATCCACAAAGATAACGTGTTTATCCAACCCAACGGCATCACTTCCTATCATGATTACTTCTCGCTGTGTACCTTCTCCCTGTCCGGCCACAATTGCATAGTTGCGATAATCAATTAAACTGTCGGTAAACTGCTGGGAGCTTACGTTCTCAAACTCGGGAGAAAAGATGACCGGTGGTAGTGTGGATTGATTGGCTGAAAAATTATTACCTTTGTATGTGTCGAATATCCACCTCTTTAAATCAAAGTCTAAATAGATGTGCCAACCTATACCAGTAATCCAGCTTATGCTCTCCAGCTCATCACCCAGGTTTTTATATCGGCTCTGCCATTTAAGTGTAGAACCTCTGTGTTGGTTTTCAGCTAGGGTCAGCATAGGAAACTCCATGCCGGGGATATCTAAACAGTTCCGCTGTACATAATGTTTCATTACTGTTTCCGCATCGGCTTCTTGGATATCATGGGCTTGTCCTGAAGGTGGGATGGTAATACGCTGCCGGGTAATGGCCCCCAAAGCATAGCCTTTAACTGTTATAATTTCTTCTCCATTATCATTTGTTTTTATTTCTTTGTGCCGGATAATACCGGTCTTGTGCGGGTCGGCTCCCAGCATGATTAAGCTATTGATATCCAGCTTATCTGCATTTTGCACTTTCCTGTTGGTCACCAGCTGGAACTCGCCGGGGAAGTGGTAGCTGCGGCAAAAAGAAAGGGAAAGATAGTTGTCTATCTCTCCCTGTAAATCAAGGATTGGTGATAATATTCTAATTGGCTTCATTTAAATATCTCCTGCCGTTTTGTCGAAAACAACATCACCATCTTTTAGTTTTATGCGGTTAACATTCTCTCGCCAATTTGGGCCGCTTAACTTAAACAATGTTTCTTCTTCAACTTTCTTTAGTATTTCCGTCTTGTCACTGCTTGAATAATCAAGGGTAGAATATCCTATTGCATAAACTTGCCCTTCACCATTTTCTTTAAATATCAGTGTAATCATTATCACTCCTCCCTTACTTCTCAAGCCAAATCCTGTAAATGTACAACCTGCTATACCTGGTTTCACTGTATGCATTAGCAAAAGCATTTGCCGCTATACAAAACTGTCCACTTATATCGCTAACATCAATCTCGTCAACTTTTTTAATAAAGTCTGCACTTATTTCTAAAATATGTGTGAAATCATCGTCCTTATCAAGGCATAACCCAAAGCGACTTCTATTACTACCCGTATCAGAGCCGGTATTTTGCCACTCAATTTTGAGTCTATTAAAATCAGTGATATCCACCGGCTCAGTTACAAAACGCCCTTCACAGCTATATGAAGTACTATTTCTAGAATAAATATACAAACAGTCTTCACGGTACTCAAATTGAGGATAACTGCTATATGTTTGAATCTCAATCTCTTCAAATAGTGAATCTCTGAATTCGTTATAACTGCCTCCAAATATTTGTTGTGAGAAAATAGGGGAAAATAAATAAGCCCTTGAATATTCATTAGCTGTCGTAAAACTCTCTCGTGCAAAATTTGAGTTAAGTATTTCCACAACAGCTACCGAACTCTCGGATATTGCATTAATCATGTAGTTATTATTTACAACTTTAGGAATAGCAATGGAACTCTTGGCAAGTTCCTGCATAGGAATCTTTTTACTGGCTATGCAATCCATAGCAATTTGATTTTCAAGTAATCTATCTGTGGCTGTTGGAGAAATGGATAGCTTTTCCATAACCTCTTCAACATCTGTAATATGGTCCATACCGGTATAATTTATAGCATCAAGGCCAACATCTAAATCTTGCTCTGTCCAGCCCACCAACATTTTACCCGTTAGCATCTCATTGCTCTTACCAATCGGGTCTGACCACAGTTTTGCTTCGTAATAGATAGTATCCCTGGCTACAGAACTATTTGCAGCATTGGTGCAGATATCTACATTGTCTTTCCAGGCCTCGTAATTTTCAGCAATAAAACTACCATCAGTCTGGAAGCTGACCCCATCGTATTTAACGTATTCGGGATATTCTTTAGAAAACCAATAATGAAGTGGGAAACTGGTCATGGAGTATATATATCCATCTGTTCCTTGGGCAATCCAGCCTAAAATGACCCTTTTTACTTCTTCCCAGTAATGCTCGATTTCAATCTCGCCGCTCGGCCCTTCAACTTCTCTGCTTTTTCTGTATTTCAACATATTGTTTGGAATATCAAACCAGTAATCCCCGGTCACGGGATTTTCAGGTTCAAACCTTGAGTAAGTTAATTTCTTTTTTGTGCTAAAGCCAAAACTCATGGTAGCCCCATCAGTATTCAACTCTGCCCAAATATAGTAAGCTTCATCTGGATTTTCAGGCATCTCCAAAACATAAGTGCCGTAGTGGGCAATTGATCGGTTAACAAATAGACCACCAGTCACTCCTAAGGCAAAATTGACTATAAGGCCTACCCGGCCTCCGGTGATGTGTAGCTTGCGAGAGTATGCCCAGCTTTGCATAAAGGCCGGTTTACCGTTGGGGTAATGGGGTCCGCTTAAAACCCCGGCACTTATATAAAACTGATTGGTAAGCCCCACATAGCCGTCAAAGCCCAAAGGCAAAGGAGATATCCTTACACCGTTTTTCATGGTATCCATCATCACTTTCCTCCTTTACGCCTCTGCCCCAAAGGCGGTGAAATCTACACCGGGCTCACTTACCTGAGCAATGAACTTGGTATCCTCGTCCAGCAAAAACTTTCTACCGATAATCTCCAAAAGGAAACGTGCGTTTAATTCCCCCTCCCAGAGCCTGCATTTTAGACTTGTGGTGTTGGCCCAAGGCGGGTTCTCCCCTAAATAATCAAGCATTTTGTCTTCATAAAACGGTTCACTTACCTCGGCCAGAGCCACTTCTGCGTTTTCCAACCGGCCGTAAACCTTGTAGCCCGTTGCGCCCGTAACACCGCCCCAGGACAAGGCTACATAGTAGTCTTCGTTCATATTAGGGTGGCAATCCTCCAGGATAACGGCCTGCGAGGCCAGGGTCTCACCGGAGGCATCTAAAGCGCTGACCCGGTAAGCATAGTCTTTTCCTGCCACCCCGTCCTGGAACGATTTTTGTTCTTCTTCCTCGGTCAGGGGTGCTTCTCCGGTACCGCTGGCTTCAGCTACAAAAACTTGTTCTCCGTCTTTTTCAATAACCTCAATTGCAGCTGCTACCAGGCTGGCTTTATTGGCATCGTTATCTAAATTGCCATCACTATCTGTAGCCAGAATAATCCGTAAATCCTTGTTTTCTTCTCCTATTAAACTGGCCGTTAAGGGCTGGTTGGTAATAACAGTGGTGATGACCTCAACGGTATATTCATTCCCTTCCACCCCGGGCTTTTTTACTCGTATCTCCACCGTCCCGTCTGTGCCGGACCCTATCAGGGCTACCGCCCGTCTGCCGTGGCCGTGGTCACCCATCTTCACTGCCTGTACATTTGACGGTACTTCAAGCATGTTTCGGTTTTTGTCTGCCAGAGCTAAAATAATTCGGGCGCTGACAAAACCCCGGTTTAAGATATTAACATCTACCAGGGCCTGAGCACCGGCTGCGTTTACCCAATCCAGCCATTCATAAGTAGCGGGGTTGGTTAGTGTGTGTGTTTTAAGTCCCACTTTGTCATCCCCCTATCCGAAAATAATAGCGTTGACCATGTTATTATGGGCCGAATGATTATCCTGGTGTTCTTTAAACTGGCTTTTGGTCACCAGGTTGGTGGTATCCTGGATTTCATCAAACCACGTCTTCCATTCTTGAAAAAATGCGCCGCCTGGCTCGGACAGTTTATTTTCCACCCACTGGTCCCACACTGAGAGCATCTCCAGAAAAGAAGTATCGGCCTGTGCTGTTTTATGGTTTAAATAGTTAAGCCACTCGTTAAAAATGGCTGTGGTGTCTACCTGTTCAAAAAGATGGGTAACAACCCCACAAACTTCATTATTCAGGCGCTCATCGGTAACCTGAAAAGACTCAATAAAGGACTTACCGGTTAAAATTTCTACCTGAGCTAAAGCCAACTCGTAAATATTCTCGTCCCGGGTAAGCTCTGGGACCTGTGGCGTTTCTGCCGGTGTGCCTGTTAGAACAAAGGCTTTCACATAGCGGTTTTCCAAGGTTTTATCCAGTCTTAATACCACCCGGTCGATGCGGTTATAGCTGGCGTGGGCGCTGCTGTGGTGTAATTCCAAGGGTTCACTTTCAACTTTATAGAGATATCCCTCTACCCAGGCATAACCCGGCCAAATATAGGTTTTCATATCCTGGCCTAAAGTAGCTACCTGCAAGTTATTGCCGTTTCCGTTAAAAACCCCGTTTCTAATGAACTGCCTAAAATACTCGGCAAACTCATCAGCTGTGTAACTCCTCTCATCGGTTCCATCGATGGAGTCAAAAAATCTATAGCGTTCGACCAAAAACGTTTCCTCCCTTCTTAGAGCCCCACATACCTGTTTTTCCATTGCACCACCACTCGAGTTTTGATACTGTCGTTATTACTTTGGTAGCTCAGCATATTATCTCCCGGCACCAGCTGCCAGAAACTGCTCTCTAAATCAATATAATGAAAGGCGTTTTCGCCGTTGATACGCACATATTTCTGTCCAAAGTCAGTAGAGATGGTGAGTACATCACTCTCTTCCAGCTCCCGGTTGACTTTTAAGAATTCCCCGGTTGTGAGATTGGTTACTGTGGGATTTACTGCTGGTCCCTTAAATTCGATCTCCACCGGAGTAGCTACATCACCTTCATTAACCGCTTTTCGCTGAAAGCCCCGCCGGGAAAACACAGTAGGAAGCATAAGCTTAAACGTGATTCCACCCATGAGATAAGACATCTCCCGGCTCTCAAAATAGGTGTCCAGCCAGAAAGGTTGGTGGCAAAGCAGGTAGAGTAAGAATTTCTGATAATATAAACCCTTGTTGCCCTGCCCGGCAGGAAATACCGGGGTGCTTTCGGCCAGTCCTTTAATTTCCCTGACCTGGTCTCCCTGATAATAGGTGATGGTCACTTCCCCAAGTTTGGGGTTTAACACCCGTTGCATTTGCCTTCGGGCTGCCAGTAGAGCACCGGGGTTACTTTTGGTAACAATCATCCCTTCAATACTAAGAGCCCGGTTCTCTAAAGTGTTATCTATATAAGTAGAGCCGTCCTGGAAAGGTGCTTTTTGGCTTTCTATTGCAACCGGCACTTCCCCGGCACCATCTATAGTTTCAAGAAAATAGGGTGCCTGGTTACTCAAGGTAATGTTTTCTCCATTTTGATTGGTTATTAATATGCTGTCCATGCCACACCTCCTACAAATCCAGGGCCAGCTGCCGGGATGCGTTCTTTATTCTCCTGGCTGTTTCTGCCGGGGTAAGGGGAGTGGGGCTGTTGATGGTGATGTTTTGCGTGATTCCTTTATGGCCGGCTATTATTTCTTTTGTTCCCTGGTCATTATAGATACGAGATCCCCTGGGCAGTTCCACCAGCTCCGGACCTAACTCACCTACCATGGTCAGCCCACCGGGGAAAAAGCTGGTACCCTGAAAGTTGCTGTCAGAACCGCCGCCACCCGTTACCGTTCGGATAACCCGGGTAATGCGCTCCACTATGCTGAAGACCTTTTCCTTAACACTGGTGGCATTCCATTCTTTAATCTTTTCTATCCCTTCACCGATTTTATCCTTAATTATGTCGATACTATCGGTTACAGAATCTTTGACCGTTTCCCACTTTTCAGCAGTTGCCTCATTTATTTCATTCCAAGTAGTAATCACATTTTCTCTAATTTCACTGGCTTTAGCGGCTGTATCTTCTTTCATGGAACTCCAGCTATTGGCTACGGATACTCTTGCGTTTTCCCATTTCTCAGCTGTAGCTTTTTTGATTTCTTCCCACTTGTTTATGACATCCTCTTTAATCTCACGGGATTTAGTAGCTATATCATCTTTCATAGCCTGCCACTTAGTCTTTATTTCCCCAGTTTCCCAGTTTACTTGATTTACGTGTTCCTGGGCCTGTGCTTTGGCTTCTTCCACTACCTTCTGGTGCATTTCTTTTGCTCTTTTAATGGATTCATCCCTCTGGCGGGTTGCTTCACGGATAAGTTTTTCGGCCTGCTCTTCGGTAATGGTACCCGCTTCATCTCTCTGCCGAATAATTTCCTTTATAACTTCGTTGCACTGCTCCTCGGCTACTTTAATAGACTCTTCTTTTTGCTTGAGGCTGTTTTTAACAACTTCCGCCGCCTGCAGGGCAGTTATTTTTCCCGCATGGGCCTTCATCCGCTCCATGATGGCCTTAGCTTCCACTTCGTTTTCTGAAAGCACCTCTATCCCCGCATCCACCATTTCCCTTTGAATGGAATTTATCTCTTCCTGCTCTGCTTTAGTTAGGGCTCTTTTTTCTTCCGAGGCAGTCTGCAGGATTTCTTTTATCCTTGCCTCTCCATCGGCTACCCTTTGCTTTCTCTTTTCATAGCCTTGATGCAGGTTATTTAGAATTTCATCCTGTTCTTCTTTAGATAAAGCTGTGCTGTTATCTACAAACCCCTGTATTTTAGCCAGTGACTCTTCATGGTGTTTGTCCAGCCCAGCCTGGACCTTATCAGCCATCTCTGAAAAATTTACGGCGATGTTATCCGCCATTTTCTTGGTTACTTCCTGGCCGCTCCAGGAGAGTTGATTTAAGGCCAGAGTTGCTTCATCGTTTAGTTCCAAAAACCCGCCTACAGCCTTTTTGGTGGATTCTGATACTTTGTCGCCAAAAAGCTCAACGGCGGGAATACTTTCTTTTTGAAGGTGCTTATATAAAGCTACCCCGGCCACGGTAGCCGCCCCTATTCCTAAAACCCAAGGGTTAAGTAACAGCGCCCCAACCTTGGCGGCCATTCCGGCAGCACTAAAACCCGCTGCCATTCCACCTGCAGCGGTGCTGGCAGTAGCAGCACTTAAGGATAATTTGCTAAATACACCGATAATAGAGCCGATACTGCCTATGAGCTGACCGCCTATCAGTAAAAGAGGGCCAATGGCAGCTGCTAAAAGTCCAATTTTTACTATAGCCTCCTGAGTTTGCGGGCTAAGGCTGGCAAACCAGTCTACCACCTCTTGTATCTTCTCCACCAGACTGTTAAGGTGGGGGAGAAGTACCTCGAATATCTGGATACCCACACCTTCCAGGGCAGACTTTAACTTGGTCAGTTCCCCCTGCAGGTTATCTTCCATGGTCTCCGCCATCTCTTCGGCTGCCCCGCTATATTCCCTGGTTGCCCGGGTGAGTTTGGCATAATCCTCTTCACCGGCATTGATAACAGCAAGCATTCCGCTCATGGCTTCCTTACCGAAGATGGTGGCGGCGTACTGGGCCTGCTGCTCCTGGGATAATCCAGCAAACTTTTCCCTTAATTCATCCATTACATCTTTAAAGGGAAGCATTTCTCCATTGGCATCGGTGATGGAAAGTCCCAAGTCATTCATAGCCTGGGCCATAGCAGCTGTGGGGTTGGCCAGGTTGGTAACGGCACTCCTTAAAGAGGTACCGGCCTGGCTGGCTTTAATTCCCGCATTGGCCATAAGGCCTAAAGCCAAAGCTGCGTCTTCTGCGGAATAGCCCAGGGAACCGAAAAGGGGAGCCACATATTTAAAGGACTCCCCGAGCATGGATACGTTAGTATTGGCTTTACTTGAGGTGCTGGCGAGAAGATCGGCAAAGTCTGCCGCCTCACCGGCCTGCATGCCAAAGGCAGTGAGGGCATCGGTGACAATGTCGGAGACAGTACCTAGATTTTCACCGCTGGCTGCGGCCAGCATCATCACGCCGTCTAAACCCTCTAACATCTGGGTGGTATCCCAGCCGGCCATGGCCATGTATTTTAAAGCTTCAGCTGACTGGGCGGCGCTGAACCTGGTGGTAGCTCCCATCTCTTTTGCTTTTTCCTTTAATTTTTCTAAATCAGCACCGGCGGCACCGCTGATGGCCTGGACTTCACTCATGCCTGCTTCAAAGTCAGAGCCCACCTTTACAGCAGCAGCCCCCAGACCTGCTAAAGGAAGCGAGACTTTGGTGGTCAGCTCCCTTCCCACACTCTCCATCTTTTGGCCTGCAGCCTGCATTTTCTGCCCGGAAGCTTCCAGGGTTTTGCCAAGCTGATACCAGTTAGAGGACTGGACTTCTATCTGGCGGTTGACATCCTTTAAGTCCTTTTCCATATAGTTAAGCTGTGTCCTTGCTTTATTGAGTTTTATCTCCATGTCCTGGGTAGCCCGGGCATCTCTTCCCTTGGTCTCAACTGACTTTTTATGGGCTGCCTCCAGGGCCTGTACCTTTTGCCTTTGCAGCTCCGTCTGCTTGGTGAGGTTGTCGGATTTTAACTTTAAGCCGTCCAGTTCCTCGCCATAGCCCGCCAATTGGCTTTGGGCCAGCTTAAACTCGGACTGCACCTTTTTCATTTCCCGGTTTAAGCTGCTGATTCCGTTTTGGAAGCCGCTGCTGTCCAAACCCACCCTGACGTTTAACTGCCCGATTTCACTTGCCATCTTCTCACCTCCTCTGCCGGGGCATAAAAAAAACACCTGAATTGTCAGATGCTTAAACTTTCAATTACACTTTTTATTCCTTTTCCGCTTCTTTAAGCTTTTCGCACAGCTCTAATTTACATCATCCATATCCTTGCCATCCTATTTACATTCGTGTTTTCGCAGAAACATCTCTTTTCTTAACTGTGGTCTATTATCCAATCTAATAAGTCTTTATCGTCTATTGTCCCATCAGCTAGACTAAGTCCAAGCCTTATTAATTCATCATCTGTAGAAGTAACTTCAATTCCGTTAATCTCAAGAAACACAAGCATCGCCAATATTCCAATCCTCTTATTTCCATCAATAAAAGGATGGTTCTTTACTAGGAGAAATCCTAACTTGGCAGCTTTTGATTGAACAGTTTTATATAGGTCTTCCCCATCAAATGTTTGAAAAGGTGCATTTAGAGCAGACTCCAATAATCCTTCGTCTCTAATCCCATCATTTCCGCCTGTTTCTTTAATTAGAAGGCTGTGCATATTTACAACTTGTTCCTTGGTAATTCTTTTCATTTCGCCAATTCCTCAAAGGCTTTTATATGTTTTGCAAGTACCTTTTTAGATATTTCATCTACTTCTTCATCACCAATTATTTCATCTTTTACTAACTGACTGTATTCGATTAAAATATAGCGAGGCTTATTGTTTTTCAGGATTACAGCGCTCCCATTTTCATCTACCATTCTTGCTACCTTTGAAAAGTTTTGATTAGCTTCTGAAATAGAAACCAGATTATCGATTTTTACCTTCATAAAAGTTCACCCCTTTCTACCTATAGTATACCCACGATTTTAGGATAAATTCAACCTAATTAAATAAATAGAAAGAGTTTGTTTTTCTTATAAAATCCCATCGATATATTCTTTTTCGGTATCCAGCTTTTTATTGAGCAGTTTCAGGTAATAAACAATGTCCATGGTGTCAATATCATTCATAGTCCAGCCCTTTTCCAGAAGGGCCAGGTAGAGCCTGTCGATAAATTCCCGGGGAGCCATGGCATCCCCCTCTAATCTTTTTTTCCCTCACCGGAAGTAGCCTCCGCCACCTGACCTACAACTTCATTGATGCAGCCCGTTATGGTGGGTATGAGTTCTTTGGAAGAAAGGCCGTCATAGAGTTCATCCCTGGTGAATTGATTGCCGAAAAGCTCGGCGATATAGTCTATTAATGTATCAAGCTCTTCCGGGGAGATGTTTTCAAAGTTTACTCCCCGGGATACTTCAATAGTTCTTCTCACCATTCTGGCACTGATAAATCCTGCTGTAAAAGTCTTATCCATCCCCGCTATTTTTAATGTTATATTCATCTCTCACCTCTCCTATAGAGCCGCAGTGTCGCCGGGCACCTTGTCAAACCAGGTAGCGGCTCCTAAAAAGTCCGCGCTGTCTTCATCGGCGGTTCTTTTCCATTCCCCGTCATGGACCCTGGCCATAAAGGTAAATTTCACCCGGGGTGTCTTGTGTTCCACATTGTCTTTTTTTGTCGAATAGTCCTCTGCCATGGGCTGGCCTACGCCTTTTAAGAGCCAGATATAGCGGTACTTGCCGTTTGTTTTTAGACTTTTAAAGCCCAACGCCAGATAGGGAGGGACATCGTCCTTGTTTTCCACCAAAACTCCTTCTTCTATGCTGTTTCCCAGTATCTTTGCCCTGATATCCAGGGGTAAATCGGCGGTTTCCAATTCAACGTCAATCTTTCCCAAGGCTGAAACCGATTCCCACAGCTGGTCGTCTGCATAGAGTTCCTGGGTGTTGACCGTAGGGTTGATAGTGGCGTTGATTGCTCCCACCAACGGTTCTACAGGTTCATAGGTTAAAGTATCTTTTGTATCTTCGGTAAGAAGCGCAAAGTGCAAATCATTTAAGCCTACCTGTGCCATTTATAGCACCTCCTTCATAAATCGCATCACTTTATGGTAAATGGAAAGCTCATCTTCATAGAGGTCATAAAAGTTCTGCTTCCTAAATCCGAAAGAGACCATCCTCTGGTGGACAGTCTTAACCAGCTCCGTATAATCCCCTTTACTCCAAATATCCAGCTGCACATAATAGCCGGTAATAATCTCTTTATCATCTGCGTGTTCTTCCGGCCTGTCCAGATAGGTGAAAAAGGTGATATAAGTATCGGCCTCCCCGGTATAGGTTTGAAAGGAAACCGGCACCCCGATGCCGTCTAGGGCTGCCAAAACCAAGCTGTTCATCATAAGCCCAGCCCCTTTTTAAGTTCTTTTTCTATGGCAGCAAGTGCCCTGCCTTTAGAAGTTTCATAACCCCTGGCCATAAAGGGGTTTGCTCTTATCTTTACAGTGCCGAATTCCACAAACTTGCCGTACCAGCCGTCTTTATCCGGGCCAATTTCCACGTACTTGTTACCCTCTTTTGTTTTAACCCTGGAAACGGCAATGCTCTTTTTTAAAGTGCCGGTCCTAACCGGAGCTTCCCTTTGTATAGCCTCTTTTACCACCTCTCCGGCTTCTTTTAAGGCCTGGTTTTCAATTCTTTTCCCTTGCCTACCCATTTTTTCAACTGCGGTAAGTAAATTATCCATTCCCTCCAGCTCTAGATTAGCCACCTGCCTCCACCTCCAGTGCCTTTATTTCCAGGTAGCGGTTTTGGTATTTGATATTATCAATGGAAGTGATGTTATAGTGCCTGCCCTGAAAAAGAATTCTCATGCTTTCATCGATTCCTTCCAGGTAGCGGATAGTGAATTTCACCGTGTTTTCCGCCTGCACTGCTGCCGCAGCAAAGTATTCCCTACCATGCAGGTTGGTAGCTGCTGCCCAGAGGGTTTTAACATCCTCCCAGCTTTCTACGTTAAAACCATTCTCGTTAGTGGTGGTAATTTTCTTTTGCAGGGTAATCCTGTGCCTTAACTCCCCCGGGTTCATTATTCTTCTACCTCCGGGGAATAGCAGTAGCTTAACTGGGCCAGCAGGCTGTTAATTACCGGCCTTATCTCAGGCCCTACCTTGCCAACGGTTAAGCCCCTGTTTTCATACCAGTCCGTCACCAGCACCAAACAAAATAGGCGGGCCAGGTGGTTAGTATCATCAAAAGTGTTGCCGGTGGCGTTAGTCAAGTAGGTTTCCGCAGCATTTATTAAAGAGGTTATCAATGCATCGTCTTCATCTGTCTCTACCCGCAGGTATTGTTTTGTTTCTTCCAGTGTAATAAGCAAACTAAATCACCCCGTAAAAGGAAAAGGAGCGGCTAAAAACCGCCCCCTATTATCCAGTAGAAATTGTCAGCTGACCGAATACTGCTGCATCAGCATCCCACTGGACACAGTCATCCCTGGTAATGGTCCTTAATTCCGTGGTATCCCTTCTCCAGGCATCGCCTCCGGTGGTAGTGGAGGCCAGTTCATAAACACCCCGGTTAAAGAGAACCATCAGCTCTTTAAAGTTTCCAACGATAAACGGGGCCTTCACAGTTGTAGTGCCTGTGGAGGGCAGTACCCTGTTGGAGACCACCACTATAGAGCGGCCCTTGAAAAGTTTTTTGCCCGGTTGGGTGATATCATCCTGGAGTAAGGGCCTGTTATTGGCATCTTCCTGTTCATCCAGCCACTGAAAGCCGTCCTGGTTGGTGATGATTTTACTGGAAAGGCTGATTGCCGGGTCCAAGTCAACGTTTAATACTTTCTTGATTGCTTTAATATCCGCCAGGTCTTTTTTGCTTAAGGCGTTCAGCACAGCTATAATTAAAGAGTTTTTGGTTACCACATGCTTTTTGGCTATCCAGCTTGTTACATAGCTCAGAATGTTCTGGTCGCTATCTTTTAAAAGCTCGTTGGTAAGTGGTAAAAACCCGGCCCGTTTTACCAGTTTATAGGCTACAGGAGTAAATTTGGGGTTGTCCGTTTCCTGGATCTCCCCGTATTCCTCCACTACCTGAAAGGGTGTCATATCTTCATCCTTTTCCAGTACCCGGGAGCCGGATAGGGTACTGACGGTTTCCACCCGGATATGCCGGGATAAATCGTTTAGGCTGCGCATCAGCTCATTTATTCTTGTTTGGATATCCTGCGGCACGATGATGCCTGTATCACCGTCAGGGTCGGTGGTAGCTTCCCCTTCATGCATGGCCGCCCGGTACTGGTTGATGACACTATAGTCATCTGCAGTTATCCGCTGGCGGCGCAGGCCTTTTAAGAAGATGTTTTTGTATTCCGTCTCCAGTTCCGCATCGGTACGTTCAGCACTGGTACTTACTTGGGTGGCATTATCCGGGTTAATCTCTTCTGCAGCCTCTAGCTCCTGCTGCAAGGCTACTTTTTTCTGCAAATCCCGCACTTCATCCATGGCCTTTTCGGCATCGGCTACCTTGTTCTCTCCAAGTAAGCTTCTCACCTTGGCTCTGCTTTGTTCAAGTGCCTGTAGTAGCTCCCGCAGTTCTTTGCTCATATTCAATCGCCTTCCTTTCTTGAAATAAAAAAAGAGCCTTTTACAGCTCCAGTTCCAGTAGTATTTTTTGTTTTAAGAGTTCTTCATCCGGGTCCGGCTTAGTAAGCTTTTCCGGTGTGTTTTTATACCGGGCTAAAAGCGTTTTATCAATAGAGGCCGCCACCTGCTTTTCCTCCTCCACCACATCGCAAAACCCGTATTCTTCACATTCAGCAGCTGTCAGCCAAGTTTCGGCATCCATAATGGCTATAATCTCTTCTCTGGTTAGTGCCGAGTGGCTTTCGTAGGCGGAAATCAGGCTTTCCCGGATTTTATCCAGGTCATCGGCCAGCTTTCTGAACTCGGCTGCATTGCCAAACCCCAAGGTCCAGGGGTTGTGAACCATCATCATGGCGTTTTGGGGCATAAAAATAGTGTCACCCGCCATGGCAATGACACTGGCAATACTGGCCGCCAGGCCGTCAATATAGACATTTTTATGGGACTTATGCCGCTTTAACATGGAATGAATAGCCTGCCCGGCAAAGACATCGCCCCCGGGAGAATTGATATAGATGTTTAAAGTATCTATTTCTCCCAGGGCTTCTAAATCTGCTTTGAATTCTTTAGGGGTTACTTCATCTCCCCACCAGGTTGTGTCAGAAATTTCCCCGTAAAGGGTTAGCTCCCCTGTCTTTTCACCTAAAACCCTGAAATTCCAGAACTTTTTAGTTTTCTTCCCCATTTTCACCACCACCTTTCTCGTACTGTTCTCCCGCCCTTTCAATGGGCATCATATTGCCGTTAATTAAAAGCTTATCGCCGCCTTCTTTGGCTTCCAGTTCCTCCAGGGCTCTTACCTCATTGGCCGTTAAAAACCCGGACTGGATTGCTATTCTGTAGCCCTCGTAGCGGGTCTTGGGGTCGGCTCTTAAAATTGCGTTGACATTGAATTTAAGGTAATAGCCATTCCCTAGTTCCTTTTCGGTAAAAAGCTTGTACGTCATTTCCTGCTCGTAGCCGGTGAGGATATCCATCAAGGTATCCACATAAAATTCCCGCTGCTGATGCTCCACGTTAGTGTGGGTGGCCCGGGCCAGGTCGTTTATCTGGTGGTTCTTAATACCAAAGGCGGCAGCTATTTGCTTGATGGTAAGCTGCGTGTTCTCCAGAAATTGAGCGTCAGTCAGCTTTAAAGACAGGGGCTGGAACTGATAGCCGATGGGAAGTAGCGACACCCGGTTGGCATTTTTCAGGCCGCTTGCCATCTGTTCGAACTTTTCTCTAAAGACCCTCTGGGCCTCCGGGTTTAAATCACCCACGTAATGAATGATACCTTTGGTCTGCAGTCCCGTCTTAAAGGAGTTATTAAGATACTTACTGGCCGCCCCTGCATTTTCCACTGTATTTTTAAGCCTCTCCAGAGGGGTCATACCCACAATCCCGTCAGCGGTTAAACCTTTAAAGTGCAGCATCTCATCTGGGGCTATGCGGTATTCGTTTCCCCGGTTATCGGTGTAGACATACCAGAGCTTCCCTTTATGGGGTAAAAGGCCGATGTCATCCACATATATCTTCACCCGGGTGCTGTCCAGGGGATATATTCCCGTCACCCTTCCGGCGTTTCTGCCCCTGGTGGCAAACTCCAGCCAGGCATAAGAGTTGCCGTAGATGTTTCTTTGCACCTCCAAGGATTTAAAAAAATCCCTGGCACTCATCCAGGGGTTGGGCCTGATTTTTAAGAGCGGGTTTAAATAGTGGTCCGCTATTTTTTGTCTGCCCTCTTGATTTCTGTATACTTTGGTAGGCAGCTTACCCACAGCATCTGCCAGAATGCGGATGCAGGCAAAAACGGTGGCTTCTTTTAGCGCATTTTTGCCCCTGTAGTTTATTTCATCTATTTCAATGCCTAAAAGCTCCAACAGTTCCGGGTCGTCTAATGCTACCGGGTCTGAAACAACCTCCGCTTTAAAAAAGGATTTTATTTTACTAAGTACATTCAACCCATCACCCCCTAACCCCAGAGCTTATCCAGCATCTTCTCAGTTGTATATTCGTTTAAGTCAAACTTATCTTCGTTTCTGATGGCCCTATCCAGAGCCATAATCAGGGCCACCGCACCGTCTATTTTCTCGGTTGATTTTTCCTTATCGGGCTTAATGTTACCGGCGGGATCGGTTCTGACATGGATATTATCCATCATCCAGGAAAGTACCGGGTGGCCGCCGTGGGCTAATCTTTTCTCCAGGGTTAATTTCATTAGTTCCTTGGTAGGCGGGCTCATATCCTTGTACCCCTGCCCAAAGGGAACCACTGTAAAGCCTGCGCCCTCCAGGTTCTGCACCATCTGCACCGCACCCCAGCGGTCAAAGGCGATTTCCCTGATGTTATATTTTAGCCATAAATCTTCGATGAACTTTTCTATAAAGCCGTAGTGGATGACATTGCCTTCAGTAGTCTGTAAGCAACCTTGCTTTTTCCAAATATCGTAGGGCACATGGTCCCGCCTTACCCTTAAGTCCAGGTTCTCCTCCGGTATCCAGAAGTGGGGGAGAACATAGTATTTGTCATCTCCCGGTATGGGAGGAAAGACTAACACAAAGGCAGTGATGTCAGTGGAGCTTGATAGGTCCAGGCCGCCGTAGCATATCCGGCCCCTTAATTTTTCCGGGTCAACTGCAAAGGAACACTTTTCCCAGAGATGCATGGGCATCCATCTTACAGACTGTTTGACCCATTGATTGAGCCTAAGTTGACGGAAGAGGTTTTCTTCTGCCGGGTTCTCTTTGGCGCTTAAAAATGCTGCCCTTACCTTTTCTATATCAATGGTATGGCCTAAAGAAGGGTTGGCCTTATACCAGTTCGCCTCATCAGTCCAATCGTCATCATCAGCAATGCTGTAGATAACCGGGTAGAAGGTGGGGTCTTTCTTTTTCCCTCTTAAAATATCCTCTGCTTTTTGATGCACTTCCCAGCAGATGGAGTTTCTATCGTTTCCGGCGGTGGTGATTAAAAAGAAAAGCGGCTGCATCCTGGCATCGCCGCTTCCTTTAGTCATAACATCGTATAAATCTCTATTTGGCTGGGCATGAAGTTCGTCCATTATTACCCCATGAACATTTAATCCATGCTTTGTATATGACTCTGCCGACAGCACCTGGTAAAAGCTGCCCAGGGGCATATATACTAGCCTTTTCTGGGAAAGTACCGGCTTGATTCTTTTCTTTAAAGCCGGGCATTGCTCCACCATATCTACCGCCACATCAAAGACAATGGAAGCCTGCTGCCTGTCCGCTGCACAGCCGTAGACCTCGGCACCCCACTCGTTATCGGCACAGGTTAGATAAAGGGCCACGGCAGCGGCCAGCTCGGATTTGCCGTTTTTCTTGGGCACTTCCACAAAAGCGGTGTTGTACTGCCGGTAGCCGTTTCCTTTAACGGTGCCGAAAATATCCCGGATAAGCTGCTCCTGCCAGGGGAGGAGTTCAAAGGGTTTTCCGTGCCAGACGCCCTTGGTGTGTTTAAGCTCTTGAATAAATTTAACTGCCCGGTCTGCCTTAGCTGTGTCAAACATCTACTTCATCACCTTTAAGATGTCTTCCATGGGGTCCCCTGCATCCTGGCTGCTGGCATCAACCTGGATACGGGTTCTGGCAGCCGGGGTAAGGCCGAACTCGCTGCAGAAGTCTTTCATCACCTTAAGGTATGTCTGGGCGATGGACACCTGGGGTACCTGCTGGATATATCCCGAGGGGGTTTTAAAGATAGTGCCGTGTTTACTTAAAAACTCCTCGGCTTCTTTCCACCTGGCATAGGCCTGGCAGTACCCGGCAAAGGCAGCGGCATCTACCTGTGTTAAAACACCGATGGCCTCCAGGGTTTTAGCCATTCGTTTCCATTCTTTTTTCGCCTCCGGCTCCAGCCATGACGGACAGCGGGGAGCCTTTTTCTCGGGCTTGGGTTCGTTTTTATTGAGCGGTCGTTTACCGGGGTTGCCTTCTAACAGTTTCAGTTCCGTTGGTTTAGGTTTTCTTCCCCGTGTCGCCACAGCTTTCACCTCCATTCGGGCAAAGAAAAAAGGCCTCCTAAGGCCTTCACTCACAAATCTTTTCTTTATCCTCTTCTGCACGTTCAATTATCAACCGGGATTTTTCTTCCCGCACTACAATATTCTGGCCCGGGTGGTAGCCGAGCTTTTCCAGCCACCGGCCCTGCAGGCGAATGCAGGGTAAATCTGCAGGGGCGTCCCCGGGTGCCTGGTATACTTTAAGTTTTCGTTTCATTCCACCTGCCCCCGCTTCTTAAAGGCAGCGTTGCCGGAAAGGTTTTTGAGCAGTACCTTCCTGGCCTCTTTATATTCATCACCTATCATCCCCAGGCGCAAGAGCCAGGTCCTGAAGGTGTACTTTTCGTTGTCGGTAGGCTTTACCTTAGCTGAAACATTTCGTTTCTGCTGCCGGGCGCTTTTGTTTAAGAGTTCTAAAAGCTGAGTGGCGGCTTTTATTTTCTCCGGGTCATCCCCGCCCTGGCCCAGCTTAAAAGTGATGGTTTCTTTCTCGTAGTCAAAATCAATACCAGGGCAGCTTTTACCTTCCATGGCTTTCTTAAAGTGCTCCAGGGTAACCATCGGGGACTGGCTTAAAGCAACAGTGACTTCTTCACTCACCAGGTCGGTAGCAATACCCAGGGCCTTTTTAATTAAAGGCTGTTTATTGTAGATCATGTGTAAAAGGTTCTTGAGGCTTTGGCCCTGATAGCCCTCCAGGGGAAGCTGTACTTCCAGGGCCTTTTCAGCTGTTTCTTGATTAGTCATGGTTTCCAATTCCGTTTCCTCCTCTGCTGCCGGTGCTGTTTTTCCGAGCAGCTTTTCCAGTTCCATTTCCTGCCCCTGTTTATCCACGATGCTTCCGTCCCGGGCCACGGTGTAATCACCTACCCGGTAGGCAAAGCTTGGGGCTCCTAAATACTGTGGTTTAACCTGAAAATGTTCACTTAAAACCTGTACAATGTTTTTCCTATCCATCCAAATCCCTCCCGTGTTTTTGGTAGTCTATATATCACTCCAAAACACAGGAATAGCAAGGGTTTTATGCTGGTTTTTGAATGTTTTTGTGCGGTGTTTTCTCCCCATCTCGAAGAAGAAAAACTTCTTCCTCCCCGGCGGTTTCAATATACCTTTTTACAATTACATCGCAGTATTTCTCATCCAGTTCCACTGCATAGCAGATTCTTCCCGTCTGCTCGCAGGCAATTATAGTGGAGCCGCTGCCTGCAAAGGGCTCCAGTACAATACAGTTAGTCATGCTGCTGTTTTGAATGGGGTAGGCCACCAGCTGCACCGGTTTCATGGTTGGGTGGTCCGGGCTTTTTGTGGGCCTGTCAAAGTTCCAGAGTGTAGTCTGCTTCCTGTCGGCATACCAGCGGTGTTTTCCTGTTGGCTTCCAGCCGTAAAGGATAGGCTCGTGCTGCCACTGGTAGTCGGATCTCCCCAGAACTAAAGACTGCTTGGCCCAGATGCAGACATTGGCCAGGTGAAAACCTGCATCTTTAAAAGCCTTTCTAAAATTTAATCCTTCTGTATCAGCATGGAAGATGTATGCTCCCGCCCCGTCATCAAGGACTGCATAGATGTTCTTAAATGCTGCCAGGAGGAATTCATAGAACTTCTTATCCTCCATGTTATCGTTTTTAATGGTTCTTTCCTTTTCCCTTCCGGCAGTATAGTTAACGTTATATGGAGGGTCGGTGACGCAGAGGTTGGCCTTTTTACCTTCCATCAATCTTTCAATGTCGCTTAAGTTGGTGGCGTCTCCGCAGAGCAGTTTGTGTTTTCCTAAAAGCCAGACATCTCCCTTTTTGGAGATGGGTTCTTCTATTTCTTCCAGGGCTGCGTCTGCATCAAAGTCGTCTTCCTTTACTTCTTTATCATGTACTTTGGAAAACAGGTCTTCAATTTCGGCGGCGTCAAAGCCTGCAAGGCTGACATCGAACATGCTGCTGTCCAGTTCGCTGATTAAATCCGCCAGTTTGGGTAAATCCCACTGGCCGCTTACTTTATTTAATGCAACATTTAATGCCTTTTCTTCCGGCTCATCCATATCTACCACCACGCACTCAATTTCTTCCTGGCCCTGCTCCTGCAAAATTTTTAAGCGCTGGTGGCCGCCTACAACATGGCCGGTCCGTTTGTTCCAGATGATTGGCTCCACGTAGCCGAAGGTTTCCATGGATTTTTTGAGTTTTTCATATTCCGGGTCCCCTGGTTTTAAGTCTTTCCTGGGGTTATATTTGGCTGGGTTTAATTTTGACAGCGGTATTTTTTGAACATCCACGATATCACCTCAATACTGGTTGATATTTCTTTGTTTCTTTGATATTATATTTTCAAAGAAATAAGTATTATTTTACGCTCTTTGCATATACTATAAAGGAGGTGGCATATATGCCTATAACTGCTAGGGAGCGTGATAGTATGGAGAGAAAAATAATCAACGTTTCCAAGAAGCGTCAGATTACCATACCCTTAAAGTTTTATAGAAAGCTTGGGCTTGGAAATGAAGTCGAGTGTTCCTTAGAAGACGGAGCTATTGTCATTAGACCTGTTTATCGAGATACCAACGACTTTTCGGTTGAAATATTGAAAGACCTTATCTCTCAGGGGTATTCAGGTGATGAATTAATAAAGCAGTTCGAAGCGCAAAACAAAAACATCAAAAGCGCTGTCGGTAATATGCTTGAAGAGGCTGATGAAATTGCCTCCGGTGATAAAAAAGCTGCTAAATTTGATGACGTTTTCGATGCGGAGAACTGATTATGTATGAGATATTGTTCAGCTCCGCCGCAGAGCGTTTTTTCAAAAAAATAAAGGAAAAACCCCTTAAAAATGCTTACAAAGAAGCTCTATTGGAAATTTCTAAAGACCCTTATATCGGTCAACCCAAGCGTGGCGATTTGGCCGGTATTTATGGTTACGATGTAAAATATCAGGGTGCAAACTATGAAATCGCCTATACTATCCATGAAACAAACGGCAAAAAAGTTGTTGTTCTTCTGGCCGGAACCCGGGAAAATTTTTATGAACAACTAAAAAAGTATATTAAGTAGCTCTCAAAAGAGGGCTGTTTTTTTGTTACCCCCCCCACCCTTGAATTTCGCGAATTCTCGCGCGAAGGCACGCGCCCGGTCTGGGAGAGGCAAGAGTTAAAAAAATTGACCCCCCTACCCCCAGGAAAGCTGCTACAAAAGTTGTTACATCAATAAGTGTAGACAGTTCCTTTCTTCCCCCAGCGACCATCTTCCCTGGCGGTCTTTCTATCATGACAGGGCTTGCAGAGAGACTGCAGGTTTTCTTCATCAAAAAACAAGGTGATGTCACCTTCATGGGGTTTTATGTGGTCAACTACCGTTGCCGGTGTTAACCTTTGCGCCTTCAAGCACTCCACGCAGAGGGGTTGTTTACTTAAAACGTGCTTCCGTAGTCTCTGCCACCGGCTGCTGTTGTAGAGTTTCTTGTAAGGTCTGCTAGTACGGTTGTATTCTCTCTCCATTTCTTTCTGGTGTTTTTTGCAGTACCTTCCTTCTGTCAGTTCCGGGCAGCCGGGGTACCGACAGGGGCTTTTGGGTTTCCGGGGCATTTTGTTTCACCTTCTTAACGCAGCTGGGGAACATGCAGTACACCTTTTTGCGGGCATACCATGTTCCCCAGACGCAGCGTTTGCATTTATGCATTTATTAAAACTCCTTTGCCGTAACTTTCGTGGGCATTAAAAAGCCCTGAAAAGCAATTTGCTTCAGGGCTTGGTAAAAAATATAAACTTGTTTTAACTCCTAAATAAGGTGGGTGGCCTAAAACCACCCTAAGAAACC